CCAGGTTCGACGATCAGTAGCGACGCGCATCGTTCGTACCATGCACTCGCTAAAGAATATAACCACCAACCGATCAGGTTCAATGTAAAGGACAATCCTGATCATTTGAAATGGCTGCATACGATGATTTCCAACGCGAAAGCCTTTATCGCCGGTACGTTTCACGGTTTAGATTCCAAACATCTGCAATCCTATTTGAACGAATTCTGCTTTCGCACCAATCGTCGGCAGTTTGAAGGTCAGATGTTTAATCGCCTGCTGGCTGCTTGTGTTTCCACTGATACCGTCACCTACGGCGATTTGACCGAATAAGCCAAGCGGAGCTAACTTGATATTCAAATAATATAAAAATAAACATTGATCCAGATAACAAAACGTACAAATATGAAGGAACTACTGACGGTTTTCCTGCTTATGAATGCTACATAAGGCGAAAAGATGGTAAATATAAAAGAGTGTTTAATATACCTCCACTGACGCCTATGGGTGCTGAGTATCTAGTTGACGGCTATGGCGATATGAAAATACAAGGAGAAGGTCCTTTTTAACAAGGGGGTTACTGGTTGAAAAAACGTTTAATTTCTCTTGCTATCCTAGTGTTGATTATAGTTTCTTACTATGTTTTCACCGATAAGAAGGTTAATTGGAATGAGAACCTCGAAGGAAACAAATATGAAGTTACTTTCTCCTATTTTAATAGCAAAAAAGAAATCCCTATTCAGATCGAAAAGGGACAATTATTATTTTTTAATAATATATGGAATTTCGAGCATGGAACATTGGGATTATCTATTTTTGATCCAAGTGGTGTATCGTTGGAAACAAAACATAAGCAGATCAAAGCGGAGAAATCCGGAATATATACTGTTGTTATTTATGGAGAAAAATTGGAAAATGGCCATTTGATTTTTAGTTGGGAAATTAAATGAATGCGACTAACCTTCGTTTTTTTCAGCTATCTAAAAAATTTCTTTTCTACCGCGTAGAGTAGATAAAAATAACTTGCCCCCCTCTCCGAACAGAGTTAAGATACACACACTCAAACAACGGAGGGGATTTCCTATGGAACAATGGCCAAATTGGTTTCTCGATGCTCTCAAGTTAAGATTCGATGCTTCGGCGCTTACTGCCCAAAAACAATATGCTCTGTTTCCGGTCCATCAGAAGCTTGCCGCGTTAAACGATGCCATTAGACAACAGGCAGATGATGGTCTACTCGTTCTTTTAAGCGAGTGGGAGGATACACTAAACCACAAGCATAATATCGAAAAAGAGTGGCTCTATATGCAAGGAGTTCAAGACGGGATTCGAATCATTTACCCCGCCTTACACTCGTCAGATTATCGATCAATTCGCTAACTCGGTTATTTCCATCCCACTTTTTAAAGTAAAAACAAAATGCGCTGGCGAGAGAATAGTTATCTTCTCCACCAGCGCATGAAATAGGCTATCGTCGAATTGTTCGAGTAATTCTTGCCGTAAGCTTAGAACTTGTATGATTTCATCGACACGTTCCTTGATTTGGGCTTTTTGGTCATTATCTTTCTCCAGCAGGGATTTCTTTTGCCGAAGTTCGCTCAGCTCACCCGAGATTCTGGTATTTTCTTCATTGTACACTGCTTCGTCGATCTGATCCCGGATCTTCAGGTTTACCAACCCTTTGAGGTCAAATTTTAGCTGTTCCATTTGCCGCTCGATTTCCAATAGTGGTTCATGTCCTGTTCGTTTAGTTAATATCGTTTCAATGTTAGCCTTGAGCGTTCGGATAAATCTATCCTTGTTCTCATGCATCCGATTGAACACTCGTACAAACGCATCCTGTAGTACATATTCATCGACCGCTTTGGCATCGCAAGCGTCTTTACCTTCGTTCACGTAGGTTCGGCATTGCCATACGACTTTCTTGGATGCGTTGTTACTGTTCCATGTTCGGCGTTTAAAAATGGTTCCGCAACATCCGCAGAATACTTTGCTGCTAAGTGGATATTTGCTTGAGTATTTCTTTTGGTGACCTAAAATATTGCCTTTCGGCTTTGCGCGGCGCTCTTTTTCCTTTTGTACCGCTTCGAACATTTCTTTTGAGATGATCGGCTCATGATTTTCTTCGATCAAATATTGCTGTTCCTGCCCTCGATTCTTGATTCGCTTATGGGTAAGAAAGTCAACCGTTATTGTTTTCTGCTGGAGTAAGGCTCCATAATATTTCTCATTCGTCAAAATAATCGTGATGGATGAATCCCACCATTTATCGCCGCCAGTGACCGTTTTGATTTTATCTCGCATCAAGCCTTTGGCAATGGCTTCGTAACTTTTGCCTTCCAAATATTCTTGGTAAATCCGCCTTACAATCTCGGCTTCCTTTTCGTTAATGACCAACTCTCCATTCTCGTCCTTATCGTACCCGAGGAAGCGAGTAGTGTTACAGAATACTTTCCCTTCAGTGAATCCTCGCGAGATGCCCCATCTACTATTTTCTGAAATGTTCCTGCTTTCGTCCTGAGCAAGGGAACTAAGGATCGTCAAGAGCACTTCGCCTGTAGTATCCAGCGTATTGATGTTCTCTCGTTCAAAAAATACTGCGATACCAAGACTTTTAAGTTCTCGGACATATTTCAGCAAATCGAGTGTATTTCTTGCAAACCGGGAAATCGATTTGACCAGTATCAGGTCAATTATGCCATTTCGAGCATCCTGTATCATACGGTTGAAGTGAGTTCGATTTTTCGTATTCGTGCCGGTAATGCCTTCATCGGCATAAATATCAACCATATCCCATTCCGAGTTGCTTTGGATATGCTGTGTATAATGGTTCACTTGATTTGTATAGCTTTCTTTTTGTTCCTCCGAGTCTGTGCTGACGCGGCAATAGGCTGCGACTCGTTTCTTGTGAAATTCCGGAATCCCATCTAATGTCTCAATCGTTCTTACCGGTACAACGACTACTTTCTTTGCTGTGGCTGCTTTTGCCATGGCGATTCTCCCTTCGGATATATTCTTATTGCTGTGTCATGTTATAATTGTCCCGGCACATCATCAAGTCCATTTCTGCCCATTCTACGGGCTATTGAAGGACTTTTTATTTAACAAATCGATCTCGGTAAACTCTTCCTCCGTGATTAAATTTTGCGATTTGAGTTGCTTCAATAGGCTGAGGCTAAGCATATAATCAATGGATTTCTTCTTCATATGTAAGTGGCTCCTTAGTAAATAAAATTAGGCTCACCCGAAGGCAAGCCGCAGTTCGTCGAATTAAAAGAGGTGCTTCTTTCGCTTTTCCATTTGCGTGGCATCTAAATGATATTTCCAACGGTCAGCAATATTGTTTTCGACATCATCATAAGGTAGGGACTTCGAATCCAGTTTGCAGCTTAGTTTAACGATTCCTGTTTGAGTTCGGTCAATGCCTATCACTTGAAACGGTTGATGCGTATTATAGAAACGCTGATTTAATTGGATATCCCTTGTGTCAGCATTCTCTTGGAGTGTGACGAATATCGTTCCATCGGGCAAAGAAATGATGCTACCTGTTTGAAGCGAAAATGTTTTGCTCTCCACAATCGCATCCAACCATTTCACATTGCCTTGAAAGTTGAACGCAATCTTAAAGTTGCAAATCCGCATTCTGCCGCGATGCGATTGTTCGTTTCTATCAATTTGACTTACGATCATATATCGCTCATTTCGGTAATCAATGAGATCGCCAGTATGTAAAGGTATTGCTGTTCGGATCATTTTATCATCAGTTTTTAGCAATTGATCAGCCGCATCCCGAACAAGAGCATGCTGCTGTACATCATGAATATGTATTGGTTCGCCTTTCTCACGCAGGAAAAAGTCTAATTGTGGTTCTATACTTCTTGTCACAATTTTACCCCCTATGCAAAATCCGGCTTACAACGATACAAATACAGTTCCATATAATCGCTCCATTCCTTCAAGTCCAAGATGATGAAAATGTGATCGGCAATTCGGACGTAACTGTTCAAGTGTAAGCCAGATACCTGATCACAAAAGGCTCGATGGGTGATTTCAAGTGTATAGCCGTTTTCATAGGAGATGCTTTTAGTATGCGGCTGCACATCGGCATAGATCGTTTGTATCGTTGCCAAATGGACTGAATCCAGAATCTCCATTTTCGTATCATAAAACATGCTCAATACCCCACTTGTATTCTAGGCAGGGGAAGGGAAAGTCGAATACTTGCTGGAATGCCTGGTTCGTATTTGACTGAGCGTTCACCTTCCTTTTTGTCTGTAAGACCGGCTGAATCCTTGTTTTTATACAGATATACCGCATAATCGACAACTACTTCGTTATAAACAGGAGGGAGAAGAGCAATGTTGCAGTAGCCAAGGATATTATTTCTGGCCTTGTTCAAGTAATGCGTGAGAATGTCGTCTTTAGAAACGTCCGTTAATTCTATGCCAAGCAACCGTTTCATCAGATCTAATTGCTCATTCATGTCGTAACCTCTTTCTCATTCCGCTTAGCCTGTTTCGTTTCTTGTTTTGGATCGTCTACTTGTTCATAATTGACGTTTGCCTGCAATCGAAGCATTAATTCCTGATCCACAACTTCCCACTTTAAACCTGTCTCTTTATTCAAAAACCACATGTTCAATAGCCTCCTGAAATAAAAATAGGGGCATCCAAACGGACACCCCGAACGTGTTTCTTCTATATATAATGTATTTCTGATTACGACTTATTTGCTGTAAGTACTGCTAATGCTTCAGGCTTGATGCACTTGGCTCCGAATACCTGCAATCCTTTGAGGGCATCGGAAAACTGCTTCTCAGGACGATACGCTTCTACCGAATCCACTTGTCCAGCAAATGAGATGGCACTTTTGTGGCCTGCGATAATTTTGTACTTAGCTCCCGCCGTATGGGGCACATTGTTGGATTTATAGACCGCCATATTGTCGATGTTGCCGACAAATCCTGTTTGCATCACATTAACATCTTTGGTATAGCGCGGGTCTTTGACGAGAAGTCCGTAATACCAAGCTGGAACAACGACAAAACGATCTCCTTCGGGTACATCGTTTTCATCTAGAATGACGCCCAAATCAACGAGTAAATCATAAGCTGTATCCTTGGTTGGAACAATCGGAGTTGTATCGTCACCAATGGTCTTACCAGCTTGGACTTCGGTATAAAATCCAGCAATATATTGATCGACCACATTAGCGAGTCCATAGGATGCCTCTACAATACCGCCATCCAGTAAATTGACATTGGCTTGAGCCTTATCTACGTCATCCACTTGAAAGTTAAAATACTTCGCCTGGTCGATGACCAGATTTTTTTGCGTAGAGTCGAGTTCTTCCGGATTGCCAATACCTTTGGATTTATCATAGTTGCCGATAGTGACTGCGCCTACCGAATTAATTTTGACCGTGGAGCCTTGACCTTTGATCTCGCCCTCGAAATCGGTATTGACGCAATTGCCATACACTAAATTTTTCTTGAAACTTTCATTTAACCGTGCGCTCCAAATGGTAGGAATAAAATTTTGTACTGACATATCGTTTCACCTTGTCCTTTTGATTTTATTTGTTTTGTAATGTTTGTTTAATTTGATCCCAATTCTTGTTGATCTCATCGTGCGACATTCCCTTGATGGCATCGAGTGTAAATGTCTTAGCGGTAGAATTAGCAGGAGGCGTATAGCCGTCGCTTTTAAGCCGTTGCTCGACTTGCTGTTGAACCGCCAAGTTTAGCGACTGTTCAAGTACAGACAGATTTGCTGTCGTGCTGTCCTCATCTGTGCCAATAAAAAAATCCACCAAGGATAACGGCAGATTCTTGGAACTGGCTATTTTGATGGCTTGACTAGTTAATCGCTCACGGAGCTTTTCTTGCTTCATATTCTCAACTTCGGCACGAAGACGTTCAACCTCAATTTCCTTTTCATCTTTGGCAGGAAAGCGCTTCTTGATCTCCGCATCCAGTAAACTTTCAAGATGATTCGCCTTCCACGTTTCCAGCGACTTTGCTGATCGCTTATCCACGGTACTATCGAACCAACTCTTGGCTTCTTTGTTGGATTGAATGAATTGCTCAATCCCTTCAACGCTCAATGGATTCAAGCCCTGAAGATACGATTGCAATTCCTCGTTTTGTTTGTTGTCCTCGATAAATTGTTTAGTTTGTTCCAGATCCATTTTCATAATCTCCTTTGTTGCCCATTCGACTCTGCAGAACCGAACACGCATTATGTTTATTTTGAGAGCAGTTTAATGTCGTGCTCAGGACAACAATGTAACGTATTAGAAATTGTAAAAATGGGGAAAAGGTACAAACACCTTAACCCTTCATTTTCGCCTATTGTAAACCCTTGATTTATACGGTTTTTCACACCTCTAAAGCGTTACATCAAGACGTTTTTGTCTCAACTTTCGAACTCGTAATCGGATGTTTTCCTTCCTCGTCTTTTCCTTACACTGTTCACAGTAAGCTTGACGATTGGAATTAGCCGGAAACGGATCACCGCATTTCTTACATTTCACTTTCGGCTTCGCTGTCTTTACTTCAGTGTCCATATTCCGTTCAGATTTATAGTCACGTTCCAGCTTCTCATCAGTTGGCAACACTCCATCTTCAAAATACCGACAGCCGGGGAGAGGATTGTCCTGTTGGAAAAATACACAAGAGCCATCCTTCCAGCAGCAATAATTCGACATGCCATACTTATCACCGAGATAAGAGGCACAATTATGTTTGACGAGTTGTTTGATTTTGTTTTTATTGTGCATTCATTGAACCTTCATTTCCATTTTCTACACGCTGCTGTTCAGCATGGTATTTGTTCAGTTCCAGCTTCGGATTCTCTACAAACGGCAGCAAAGTAAGCAGCGTTTCCTGCGACACCACATCTTGCAGCTTCACGATTACATCAGCTAGTCCCGGCAAATCTGTCGGCAAGTTACGAGTGAACTTTACGGCGATATCTCGGTAGTCATATTGAACGCCTTCTTTGATTTGCAAAAACGTAAAAAAATTCCGCAATCGCTTTTTTAACGCTTTTTCCATTAACGCTTCACGTATCGCCACTCGGTTTTCGAGATTCAGCAGTTTGTTTCGGAGAGCGAGGGAAGAGGTGTTCGATGCCCAGTTTTCATTGAAATTAACTTGGTCCATCATGTCAAAGATTTTACGTTCGATGTTATCCAATTCGTTCTTTACAAACGTATCGTTAATCTCTTTCGTCAGCCATGAAACTTTACCACCTGCAGGAACCTGAATGATCCCCATCTTCTTCATGTTGACTAAGTCCTCGGCTTCAAGTTTGGCATTTTCAATGACCAGATACGCATTGCGATGATCTGCAATCTCATTGACCAAATCTGAATTCAAGGCATTGTACGCATCAAATAAAGAAATCACATCTTGGAAGCCGCTTTTCCTCTCCGTATTGGCTGAACAGGAGATAAGGGGAACTCTTCCAAAGATGTGATTGTGTTTGCCGATATAGTTGAGCTTGGGAAACTTGCTATTGAGGTTGTTGCCGCTGGCGATTTCATAATGCAAAATTTCGTTGTCGGTATAAACGTCCAGGTAAATTGTCTTATCAAATTTGCGTGTGAATTTGTGAAGCCCTAGCAGTACGTTGCGCTCCGTAGTCCCATCCTCCAGCACATAAGCGTTCAAAGGCGACAATACGGTTGCTGAAAACTGGCCATCGGAATCGATGTAATTCAATTCGAAGCTTTCACCGAATATTTCGCTTTGCTTACGCAGATTGATGTTATGCTCCTTATCCCAGTGACTCATGTGCAGATCGATTTTATGCGTGATTTCATCGTGATCAGATTTAGATACATAGTTTACTGGCTTGCCGAGAAGATAGCCTGTTTCATTGTCGACGAATTTTTTGGGAAAGTTGAAAATAAGTTTACGGTTGCTGCGACTTTCCTGCATGGCGTAATCTTTGAGAATCGCATGCTTGCCGTTGTAGTAATCGAAATATTTTTGCTTGGTTAGCGCGGCAGTGTTTAGTTCGTTTAGACATTCTTGAATAATCGTTTCGGTAAGCTGCATTGCATCGTTTCCTTTCAAAATTATATAAAAATAGCCTGTACCAATTAGGCACAAGCTGAAACTGTTTATTTCATATTTTCACTGTAATGTACTGTCTATTCTTCAATTCAAAATTATCACTAAGGGTAAAGGATTTCAGATCAATCACTTTTGTTAATTTGTCGTTCCTCACCTTACTTTCCTCATCAGTCCAACAAGAATAAAGCTCGAAGTTGTCATGATCAACTCCATATTCGTGCATTAACTTAAAAAGCTCATTGATGCATTTTATGCTCGCTCTATATTCGTCAGGGAACTTTCTTTTCAATTCCGGACTTAAGAAGAACCCCCCCATTTAGGTGAAACCCGATATACAAATGGATTCTTAAAGTGCTTCCTGATTGCCTTTGCCTCATTCCAATTCCCAATTCTTCGATATAGATGCCTGCTGCATCCTCCATTGAATCATACACTTCAATTTCTTCTTCTTTTATGGCTCAAAACCGAAATCAGTGCTTGACCCCTTCTAACAAAAATGCGAGGCATACAGATACCAGTAAAATCAAGCATTAAGATTGTATAACTGAACGCTCGACTTGCCATTTTGTCTGTCAAGCACTGATTATGGCGTAGAGCCTTTAATACTTATGTATATTTAGTATTGGCAATGAAAAAGACCCTCCATAATCAAGAAATCTAGTATTTTTATTTCTTTTCTTGACAAAACATCCCATTATCAGTATTGTATAATTGTATTATACATATTACCACAGGAGGGATTTTTTTGAAAAAGAAACTTGCATCCGCTATTGTAGCTACTGCTCTGGTTTGTTCCTTCTCTACTTCTGTTTTTGCGAATGACGTTGTAATACCTCCGCCTAGCGATAAAGGCGGCGTCATAACTCCTATGGAGGTTGACAAGGAATGGGGCTCCAAACTTGATGATGGAAGGTCAACATCGGTTAGGAGTTTCAGGATTAATGACAATTATGGTCATTTGAAGTTGCGTATGGTTAATTATAGTCAGCATTCGGTTACTGTCACTTTGGAGCATACAAACAGCAATTTCGTATATTTCTCGAAAACTATTTCCGGTGGCGGTTCCTTGGACTGGAAGAATTGGGATGAAGGATTTTCTCAAGGTATGGCATCTGGAAGTTATGTTTTGACGTGGTCCGCTGGCAATAATGATGTTAATGGGGAATACTGGGGGAAAGCTGCTTCACAGACGAAGGATTTTTAATCTTCTGCTTTGAATGGTGAATTTTGGCTTTACGTGGAACAATGCAAAAAAACGGCTCTTGTTCGCATTATTGCGGCAAGGGCCGATCTTTATTTTTCTTCGTTTTATTTTCGGCTCAAAACCGAAATCAGTGCTTGACCCCTTCCAACAAAAATGCGAGGAATACAGATACCAGTAAAATCAAGCATTAAGATTGTATAACTGAACGCTCAACTTGCCATTTTGTCTGTCAAGCACTGATTATGGCGTAGAGCCTCTTTTATATGAGATAGATCGAAAATTTGTTCAGAAGGAGTAGCCCCCTCCGGTAAGATAGCAGACTTGAATCTAAATGCTTTGGGTGATTTTCCATTGCTCTTATCGTCGGAGGATTTGATTTTCCCTCTTTCACCTAAAGGCAACTTTCTATTCGATCCAATATAATGAAACAAACTCATATAAAGCACTCCTATTCTATTGAAGCGTTCAAAACAATAAACTCCGATCATAAAATCTCAAACTTTTAACGGACTGAATCAATTGTACAGCCCCATACAAACTATCGGGCGCATCATCATACTTACAGTTTCTATTGTAATCCTTTATTTGACTATTATATCGAATATTTGCTTCATTGAACAGGATATGCCCCTTCTTAACGTCTGGCTCCAGACTGATTATCCGCTCGTGTTTCTGTCCTTTGGAGTTCACACTTTTCAGCTGGAGTGTATATTCTCGCTTTCCAAAGCTGTTCTTCAAATTTCTGCTTCATGTAACTCTGTGCCTGATTCACTTCGAAGCCAATCTTACCAACTGGAAATGTATGCAGCTTCTCAATAGCCACCTGAAACAGGTCATCGGGCAACAATTTATATATGTTCCCGTCAATCACATAAAGCTGTTTCGTTTTTCGATGCTGACCTAATATGGTGATAGCAGAGTAATCGTTCTTTTTACCGGCTTTGATGGCTGGATCAATGTACATGGCGATTTCCATTTCCTCGAACTCAGGTAATCGATCCCAGTACATGATGTTCTGGAAGATGTAATCGTCTGTTGAGCGTGGATCGTTTTGTAACTCTTTATAGAAACTCTTTTCACCCATGGCCTGCTTTTTGCACATGAGATAGTAATAGTCCAGATATTCGGGCCAGAGTATCTCCGTCCCATTCAGCATTTCACTTTGCTGTGAACGAAAAAAAGACAGAGCCGTATTGACCCTGTCTTCGTCTTGCAGGTTATTGTATAGTCGCTCCCATTCAGACCATAAATCATCGCGTTCAGAGAAATGAATGACTGCTGATTTACGGATGCTTCTGACACCGGGAATCTTGCCTTTGAGCAAGTCAGCCATGAGGTCTTCTTCATTCAGGATAGTTCCGCAGATTAGAATGTTCGTATCCTTTGTTCCGATGGGGAGAATGACATCGGTAAACGTGCTTTTAATCTGTTCTCTTTTCGTTTCGGATCGTGCTGTATCTTCCTTCAGCAAATCATCCATCAGAACAAGAGTAGGTCGATGATGTTTATAATGGATGCCTCGAAGGGAACCGTCTATACCACGGATCATGATGCAGGAATCGAGTCCACTTTTACTCCTCAACCAAATCTCGTTATTGTTCCAGCGGCTTCCTTTACGAATGCCGAAATCCTCAATGAGCATGGTGTTCGTCTCAAGCTCATCTTTAATCATATCGAGGAAGGGGAGAGCAATTTGCTCCGTCGCTGAGATAATCAGCGTAAACTGTGATTTATCGTATAGAGTCGCATAGAGTGGAAATAAAAAAGAACTGATCGTCGACTTTCCATGTTCCCGAGGGAGTCCGAAAGCCGTAATCAGTCCAGTATTGGCAAGCATATGTTTTAGCTCTGTAAATAGTTCCTGATGAAATCGTCCAAACTCTCGGTCGAAATACTTTGGAAAGTAGCAGAGAGCGAAAAATTCGATATCCATCTCTCCGATCAATTTGCGGAGTTCGGAAAATGTAAATGCCTCGACCAGTTGCTTGATTTTAGATGGGGAGAAATACTTCTCCATATATTGTTTAAGAAGTTCTGTTTGACGTTGTTGTTCTTGATTTATTGTTTCAATGATACTGACTCCTTTCAGTTAATATTACTTCGTTGTTACATATGGGTTAACAATATTTAGCTGAAACATGGATGAAGTTGCTACGAGTTGAAGTTGATTTACTCCAGTAACATCAATATTGACATCTTTAGGCTTCGAACCATTCATAATATCCTGACTAAATATTTTTTTTCCATCACCGTATACCTCTAATGTATTTGCCCCAATATCATTATTAACCCCTAACAAGAATGAAAGCCCATTATATTTACCATTCAAGTTGTATGTTACTGAAGATGCTACACCAAGCATAATCCCCTTATTATATTTTTGTCCTTGCATAACCATTTCTTTGTTTACCGAAATCGCCAGTTCATTTATAGCTTTCTTACTTGCAACAGGCAAGTCACTCAAATAATCTCCTTCTCCAATAGAACTACCAATAATAACAGCTTGATTCTTACCATCCCAATCAATAGACTTCCCTAGCATATTACTGACCATTCTCATAGGAATATATGTTGTTCCATCATATATAAAAGAAGCAGGAACCTTAGTCCCATTATTATCGAATTGACCATCAGAAGATGTTTTATCTACACCATTGATTATAAATTTTAGTTTTTCAAAACTCACTTCAATGTTCTGACTGGCGGCAAATGTTAGTCCCGAGAAGAAAATCGATCCACACAAGAAAGAAATTACTAAATGTTTAGTCGTATAATTTGGTTTCATTTTACCCTCCACATTTTTTTATAGTATCATTATTCGACATAATCCTTAATTTTCCTTTTAGTGTGTTCTTATCGTAAGTAATTATCATAAAAAGAAACTTCGCCAAAAAACCACCACAAAAATTTCTGCATCGCTTGCTGGCCGCTCCATTTTTACCGTTAGAAGTCCCCCTCCCATGACCACGACAAAAAAGAGTGGCTCATTACCACTCAATATTCGCCAACGCGATTTCCATATCTTGATTTGTAGTCAATGTATAGATATTAGTTGTGGATACATGATCATGTCCGAGTATTTGCTGTATTGTCGTCAATGGTGTCGTCCTAACCAGCTTATATCCAAGCGTGTGCCGAAGCATATGGGGTGTCACCTTCACTTGTACCCGATCACCGTATTTGTTTAAAATCAAGTTAATCGCATTCCGTTCCAATGCGCCGCGTTGCCCGATAAATAAATATCCTGACTCACATTCCGGCCTGACTTCCAAATATCTCGTTATCGCTTTTCGCACATCCTTATTCATCGGTATCGTTCGGAAAGAGTTCCCCTTGCCATACACCATCAACGTTCCTTTGCGCTCACTTAATTCGATATCCTTCAATCGGATTCCAACTAATTCGCTTACTCGTATGCCGGTTCCAATCAACAATTCAATCATACATATGTGCATTCGGTTGCCCATTCGGTGGATTTCATTCCGTAGTTTCCACAAATCCCTGTCCTCTAGCCCTTTATATTGCCGGATCACCTTGTTTCGTACCGCTTCAATATGAATGGGTTCCTTAATATAGCCCTGTTTGAGCATCCATTGACAGAATACGTTGATGCTGGCTATTTTCCGGTTAATCGTAATGACCTATAGTCCAATGGCTTGCAGATACTTCTTGTACTCTACACCATCAAGTTCGATCAGTTTGTCCAAGCCATAGTCCGTCTTGTCCCTGTACCAAGCCATGAACTGCAACACGTCTCGTATGTAGCAGGAAATTGTGTTCTCACTCCGGTCTTTGCTACGTAAATGCGTCTCATACGCCTGTAAATACTGCATTTCGTCCCCACCTTTCGGTTCATTCTGTGACATGATACCGTTGGTGGGGGAGACAGTCAACTCGATACATAACTTATCTTATGCAGTCTAATCTGCTAAATTTAGCGTTGATTTCGAGCAGAAACTGGCGTTTATCTATCGAATAACTGACGACATAACCTTATTGAGCATCCTCATTCGGCTCCTCGAAACCATCCTCAACCGTGACCGATTCCTCTAGCAATTCACCCTCTGCTTCAATTACAACGGCTTCGATCATATCAAGAAATAGTTGTTTCCGTTGCTGTTCCAATGCTTTCGTATCGACGACAATCTCGCGGCGGTCATTCCATTCGTTCGGGGCGCGATTCTTTAAATAGAAGATCATCGCGGTCGGGTTAGGGGGCTGATGTCGTTTAACCTTTTCAATTCGGGTACGCTTCTTGCCGTTTTTTTCCTCTTCGACAATCGTTTTGATTTCTTCATACTCATACCCCATAGCAGTTTTCAAAAGCGAATTTTCCACGCGAGAAATAGTAACAGACCTGCTCCATTTAACAAGTTCTGCAAGCATCGGATGCTTATCGATATACTCGTACCAAGTTGTTTTTCCTATGCCGAGTTTCACGATAATATCCTCTGCGTTCATACCCTCCTGAAACCACTGCTGAATTTCCGCTAATCTCGGATACACATGGGTTTCCCACAGGGTTGGACGTTCTAATGCTTCAGCAAATTTCGGATGCTTACGTCTATAATCTCCAAGCGTCCATATGTGAATATTTAATCGCTTTGCAAGCTCCTCATCGGTTAATCCTTCTCGTACCCAAACGGGGATATCCTTTAATCTTGGAACAACAAATTGTTCATATTTCGTCAGTATTTTTGGCTTGTTCCGTTTCGGCGCATCATCGTTCTTTCCCATCGTCACCTCACCTCCAATCAAATTGAAAAGGGGAGAGCCGTTATCAGCCATCCCCTGTCCATCCACTATTACCTACTCCAACTCCGCTTCGTAAAAATCCTCAATATCCTCGATCACCTTCTGAATCTGCTCAACATCTGCTTTGGATTCATTCTCGCCAAGTACACAAATCTTTTCGGCTTGCGTCCTCTTGAGGAACCGAATCACCATCTTCACTTTTGCCTTGCCCATAGGATCACCTCTTTCGGTTTAGTCAGCACATGATACCTCTGACCTTTCCGACTCAGCAACGATTTCTTGGTAAGGAACCTTTACATCATCTCGAATCAAGTATACGCCGTTATCATTACCAACGTGGGCAATATACCGATTGACAATGACATCTGCATATTTGGGATCAAGCTCACTGGTATAACAAATTCGATCCGTTTCCTCGCAAGCAATCAAAGTTGAACCTGAGCCACCAAATGGATCAAGTACAATATCGCCAATTTTGCTTGAATTTTTGATAGGGTAGGAGATAAGTGGAATCGGTTTCATGGTTGGATGGTATTCATTTCGAAATGGACGATCAAATTGCCATAGTGTCGTTTGCTTTCGGTCACTGTTCCAGTAATGAGCAGCTCCTTGACGCCACCCAAAAATAATTGGCTCATGCATATAATGATATTGAGAATGTCCGAGCACCATTGTCTGCTTCGCCCAAATGCAACATTGAGATAATTTGAATCCAGCAGCTTTAAACGCTTGCCGAAAATTAATTCCCTCTGTATCAGCATGGAACACATAGATACTGGCTCCGTCATCAGCTACCTCATACATGCGTTTATATGCTGCCAATAAAAACTCGTAAAACTGGTCATTGTCCATTTTGTCATTTTCGATCTTCAGTGCATCTTTTGTTTTGCCTGTATAGTCCACATTGTAGGGAGGATCAGTTACAATCAACCTGGCTTTCTTCCCATCCATCAACGTTGCCATGTCCTGTTCGCTGGTGCTGTCACCGCACATTAGCCGATGTTTACCTAATATCCAAACGTCACCTTTCTGAGTGATCGGTTGTTCCGGTAATGCTTCATCGATATCGAAATCATCTTCATCTGGTTCATTGTGTTTATACAGCTCATCTAATAATTTCTCAGCTTCTGACAGATCAAAACCGGTAAGCTCAAGATTGAAATCCTCATGCTTCAACTCATCAAGCAGGGAGGAGAGGGCATCAAAATCCCATTCGCCAGTAATCTTGTTGAGCGCAATGTTCAAAGCTTTTTCTTTCGTTTTATCAATATCGATTAGCACGCAATCCACTTCATCGTATCCGAGAGCCTTCAATACTTTTGCTCGTTGATGGCCTCCAATGATCGTGTAATCACTGTTGATTATGATCGGCTCGCAGTATCCGAACTCGTTAATACTATTCTTAATTCTCTCGAATTCAGGATCTCCCGGACGTAAATCCTTCCTTGGATTATATTCAGCATGAACCAGTTGAGCGATTTTTAATTTGATAAACTTCACGTACATTCTCCTTTCAAATTAGAAAAGGAACCCTAGCCAGCAGCCGAAGAGTTCCTATACTTTCGTTATAATACTGGATTTGATATGTCCAGTACTTAAATTGTTGTACCATTTCATTTTCTTCACCTCGTATTATTGATTTAGTAGGGGATGGGGGCAATAAATCAACTGCGTCCTGTTTCGAGCATAAAAAAAGAACCGTACGAATACGGCTCATTAATTGATTGGCAACATATGAATACATAAAATTTTTTCACAATGCAATTGCCTCTCTACGGGCTGACAAGCCCGATCGTACAATTCATACAATTAAATATAGTTACATGGAATCAGGTCTTATCAAGTTTAGCAATCATTTTTTCGATATTTGATGGAAATTTTCTAACCTAGCTAACACTGTGTCCAGTATGTAAATAATTGGTGCATTTCTCCTTTCACTTTTATGAATATTCGTGGGATAGGGGGAAACTTGAACCAACTCGGGAATTGCTTTCACTCCGCTGCACTACGTAAACGAAAGCAACCCGACCTGCCGCAAGTTTTCCCCTCCCACACCCAACCCCTTTCAACGGCTCGATTAAATTTCGTCTCACGGCATATTGTGTTAATGGCACTCCTTCTTTATTATATAGAGGAAACTCGTGCCATTAACCTGTAGCTTTTAAATCAAACGTATTAATAAGCATTCTAAATTTAACCTCTACCGTTTCTCCCTATAAGAGAGAGAAATGGCAGAGCGTCATTCACCAAACATTAACCTGTCATGATTTTTCTGAATCGTCGTGATATATTTCGATTTTTCACTGTATCGGTCTTTTTTCTCATATATGACGTATCCAAACTCACTAAAGATTTTGTTGATTAATTCTTCTTGCTCATTCCAATGTTTATTTAACCAATCTCGAAATTTTTCCCCGAGTTTATTTGGCTTATCGATCTCTGATATTCTCATAGGCAGCGGATTGAAAACCGTGATGTTCTTATGTATCCAATGATGAATTAGATCCGCATAATTTCTTAGTTTATCACCACGACCGTATTGAGATTCATCTACCACATAATCAGCTTGAAGGACTGCTTTATTCGCACAGTAAATTTGATTCATGCTATGAGAAAAAGCTGGGATACTCTTTTGATACTTTAACTTACTCATATCCTCGTCATCGTAAGCAACGAACACATGAATTTCATCCTTGCTTTTAATTTTTCTCAGAGCCGTTCTGTGCATGATTTGCAATAATTCAGCTTGCAATTCTCCACAATAAATCAATTCGAGCTTATTATCTTTAAACCAATTCGCATCATCTTCATCATTCATCCCAAGATCTACTTTTGTACCATATAATGAAATCGCTATTTTTTTATAATGATCAGCATTCATTTTAGGTAAAGATGTAAGATATAACGCCTTTCTGTCCTTTAATTCATTTTTCCCCGTTGTATTCAGCAAATTAATCGGTTTGCTATCCTCGTTTGATTTTTCCACAAAATATTGGATGTCCTCAAGAATGGCACCCAATTGCTTATAAATTTCTATATCCGATTTCATAGGAAGGACAAACATATCTGGATGAGATTGTTTTAGTTTCATGATTCGTTCTGAAATTGCCCTCTGCGTGGTTTGACCTTTCTTACTTCTGGCATACTTGGACGTATTAATGGTCTCTATATGGTAATAAAAACGTGAATAATCATTATAATTGTTCACTTCCTTAAGTTTAAACCCTTTGTATTGCTGCGAAGTAAATATAGCTGTACCGTCTAAGACAAGCATGTTCATCTTTAATTTGATGTAATCAATTCGTTCGGATATGATAATCTTTCTTCCAGATTGACCCCTGATTTCATAATCGTCGATTCTCCCTGCACCGTCTTTGTTCAGTAATTTTTGAAAGTGTTTTAACTGCCTTAGAGATTCCAGTTTCCCCTTATTGTCCTCGTGATTTTTTATTTTTATGATTATTTTTTTTAATGTTTGAGTAAACAAAGACAAATCATCTTTCTGCGCTAAAGCTGTCGTTACACTTGTCGCATTTTGAGAAAGTTGATACGCCACCAACGTAGCAATATATGATTTCATGCATTGTGATTCAAGTGCATCTAATTTTAATGGGGTAGCCAAATCATCAAACCAATCTAATGTGTTATGTTTGCTTCCAATATCAAAAACACTGGCATTAACAAAAGATGGTTTTTCATCAAAAATCATAAGGCGGTTACGTTTAGAAATGATATTGTCTTCATCTAATATTTCTCCCCATGCCCATGTGTTGTATTGCTTCCAAAGTCTATAGGTATGAAGATTCCCTAGTCCGAGAGCTAAATTATCCAACCTTGCGTGTGTGATGATGACAAATTGATGGCAGTGGATATAAGGTTCAATTTCTTGACGGTTTGTCGAATCAACCATCACAATACATTCATCATTGAACGCTTTTAATTCATCATAGATGTCTTTGATCATACCGACTTCACGTATGACTAACAGTACAGGTATCCGTTTTTTTCGATTTGTTTCGGAAGCTAACCACTTCAAAAAACAGATTAACACTGTCGTTTTACCATGACCCATACTCGCATTACATACCCAAGAAACAGGGCGATCCGGCTTCTCCTCTCGTTCACCTGTCTTAAACTCAACATATTGACCCCATTGATGATCGTACTCATCATATAAATCCAAAAACACATTGGCGATGTCCCTAAATGCTTCCTCATGTATATTTTGTTTATGTTCATCTGTCAAATACCCAAACATTTTTTCAATTACAATCTGTCGATTCACTATGAAGACTCACTCCTTACTTTTGTGTACGCTTAATCTCCTCTAATGCCTGTTGAAACTCATCTGTAATCTCATAAAGCCAAAACTTTTGATGCTTATCGATGGTTAAGGCGCGAGTGATGTACCGGATATGTTTGTCCTGCAATTTCCGCATCATCTGCCCATCGTAGCAGTAAAAATAGTTCATATTGATTTCTTATCTCCCATAAATTTTTTGGAATATAAATTATAGATACTCCTCATTCCGCTCTACCGGCTGACAAGCCGGATCAGATTAACATTTCATATCAACTACACATGTTATAGAAGCGTTAGTGGTATTCACGATTGTCTTAATCGTGATCTGCGACCCCAAGAAATTATCCAACATGGTATCGCCTTTTTTTCGAGCGATACTGAGTCCTTCAGCGACACCAAGCCATCCATGATCATCAAATATGGTGTACGTGTTATCGACAATCTTTTCGGCCACTATTTTCGGCTCCCACGGTTTCTTTTCACTGCTCAGCAATGTCACTTCGTAATCGATGAGATCGACCAACGCTCGATCCTGCTTCTTGAGATATTTCTCAGGGATACTCATGTCTTTGCCTTCGGGGAATTCCAACGCATAGGCTTCATGTTTAGTTACCGCACAATAATATTCACCTAACCATTCAAAAGCATTCGAATCATCACGGTTTGCGGATTGAATGTACAATTTGTCCAAGTCTTCATAGTTCAACTGGATATTTTGCAAAATACCTTCGCTGGCAACAACCCAACAGAATGAATAGTTTTGATTCTCATTCTTCGCTTTCGAGTCCACGTAGGTCATTCTGACGGAAGCCGTAGCAAGCAGGGAGGGGCAATCACAAATTTGCCCGGCTTGTTCCCTGGTCTCCTTGAATAACTCAGCAAACTTCTCATCGATTTCTTTCCGTAATCGTTTATGTTTTTCGTCGCTGGAATATTGATTCAGGCTCAGCTTCTGTTTCGTTAGGGTTCTATTTTTTTGCAGGAATGAAGCATAAGTGTCCTGCAACGCAGCGATGGTTTGATCCACATAGGTTGTATCCAGATTAGGGTTCTGAAAAAAACGATAAATATTTTCAAACTTATGTCTCTGGACTTTACGATCTGTTTCTTCAATCATGATCCTGTGTATATACTTTTTGAACTTCGCCATCACATGTGAAAAGCTATCCAGAGCAGAGGTATGCTTCTTATCTTTGTTGTAGTCGTTACCGTCCTTAAATTTCATGAATTGCGGTTTCCATTTTCCAAATTGATACTGAATTACATCAGGAATGACCACTTTGTCGAACAGTCCGGATTTGGAAGCATCAATACAAAGCGCTTGTAAATGTTTCATGATGGCAATCGGCAGTTTGTATTTGACTAAGTCCTGTTCCGAGTTAGCTATATTTTCGATTGTTGTATTTATATCCGTTATTTTGCCTGTCTTGTCCTCTGAGCGAATAATAAAATCGATGATGTTTCGTTTTGTCCATTCCTCTGATTCGGCTGTTGATTTATCTGCATCGTTAATTTGAACAAGAGAATTGATGACATAATCCCGAAGGGTAACGCTGCTTTGGGATGGAAACCGTTCATTAAAATATAGCTTCAGCCGTTCATTGAACAATTCGAGCCTATTGTTACCGTAATCTTCGCTACCGGTATCTTGAACGATATCATTGTAATTTTGCATATATTCAATGGAGGTATCCGCCCAATTCGTATCCGTATCCAGCACTAACAATTCATCACCATCGCGGTCTGCGCCTCCAAGACGATCTGGTTCCGTGCCGAGAGGGAGCTGGACAATATTAGTGAGGTGACGAATGAATTCAACATCTTCGTTCTCATAATCTACGAATGTAGTCCGAGTTAATTCGCTAAACGACATAATCGGATTTCGGGCCAAAATTCGCTGGCCTTTTATGCTGCCGCCGCAATAGCATTGCTTTGGACCAAGAAAACCTGTATACATCCATTCGTTTTTATCTTCTGCCGCGGCATAGGAAAGGAAGGCTAAAATATCTTGCGTTACATAGAGATACTTGGCTTTCAGATAAAATTTCCCCAAACACATTTCATCGATTTTATGATCGATCACGTCTTTGATCGTTTGCATCACCTTATGGTCGAAGACAAGCTTTTTGTTCAGGTGAATGGCTTTAACGGCATCACTGCAATTTTTGCCCAGGTTGTTATCCGAATTCTCTTTGAAAACCTGATTCAGAAAGGCTTCAACATAAGCGATATCATTCCAGTCCGTTTCCTCTTTGCGGTAGATGCTTAAGGTTCGATGAATCATATCCCCGAGCACATTAGAAAAGCAAAATATATCTTGTAAGCGAACATTTAGCGCTAACAACAACTGATAAGAAGATTTTCTATACGTTTCATGAACAGGCTTGGCAACATTCGAAATACCGATAACATCGTAACCATAATCAAGAAGCTTGGACTTGTAATCTGAGATAGAAGGGAAGAGCCAGCGTTTATCTTCTGATGCGTCAGGCTTTTTTCCCACCACTTCCAGCTTGGCTTTGAACGTAGACTCCGTGGCCAGAATGTCGATTTTTTCGGTTTCATGCCATTCATTGAAAATATCTTTAATTTTGTTGACTCGGTGTTTACGAAAATATCGTCGGAAATCAACACATGGGAAAAATCCTTTTATCGAAGGCAGTCTTAACTGATAACCGGTTATGGGAAAGTCGGATTGTAAAAATTGTTCCATCCGCTGGCCGAGTTCTTTACAAACCAACCCCATGCCATCGAAAACATTTTCCATTACTTTATGGGCTTTCACTTCTGCTAGTTGTAACCCTGTAGACCACTCGGTAATGGGAAATTCTTTTTCCTCATAAGGCTCCGTTTGCTCAAACGTCCATACTGGGACATGGGTGCCATCTTTTTTGGTTACTTTCCATTGAGGATCGATGAGTGCATCTAATCGTACTCGTCTGCCTTCTTTCCTCCATTGACCGACCGTTTTATATTTTTTGTCTCTGCTATTTGGCGCGATGGGAAGCTCGATTTCTTTTTCTTTGACTTTTCCTAAAATCATCAGACGCTGTTTGTCATATTCTTTTTCCGTAGCAATGAAGGCTTGAAGTTCAGCAAACCTACTCTCTTCTTCAGGAGAACGATGATATGGTTTGATCATCTCCACATCTTCAATGACAGGCACTTCTTTATCTGGGATGATGCAAATTGTCAGCTCCTTCATATCCACAGGGAAAAGGTATACATCTGTTGTAGTTAACGCATTACGAGTAAGGTTCTTGGATACCGTACATTTCGTGGGTTCTGTCCCCAAAGAAATATGGCGTTTTAACTGGTCAACGTATTTGTCCCAAATGAAAATTTGCCGACATTCTTTATTTTGAGAGCTTGATAAAACATTGTCCAAAAACACAAATTTTTGAACTGATATATTATTTCCCTTGGAGTCGTGATAATTTGCTGTAAAACCTTCATTCAGAAGTTTGGATAGCTTTTCATTTGTTTTGGCTGAACGATCTCGACCAGTTTCAATCGTTATAATAGGAAGGACGTTCTTCTTGATTTTTATAGGAGTTCCGCTTATCGATTTCACGAGTGAGCCATCTTTATTTGTCTGATACTCGATGATGGGTTCGTACTTACGCTTCATAATTTTCTCGTTTAAGATGTAGTACATGAGTGTTTCCGTTGCGAGGGTAGCTGATTCTAAGTTGTAATCCAACGAAAATGTCGTTCCATCCGATTTAATATGATCAAGACTATATTGCCAAATGTAGTACTGCCGTTTCTTAATCAA